TGCGCTTGCTGGTGCGTAGGGCTTTTAATCCAGCATCAGCAGCCTGTTGTTCAAATGCAGTTAGTTGATCGTTTGTGCCGTGTGTGGTAATGTAACGCACAAATGTTTCACGCATGGGTGCAACCAACATTTCACCATTCTTGTGTAAGCAAGCATCCATTACCCAGTGTTGTAGGATAAAGTGTGGATCATTGTTTTGATTGATCAACTTGTGCACCATTTCGGTGGCTTGTCTTGCTGCCGCTTCATCATCTTCATTATCGGCTACAAACTCAAAGTTGATCTCGCCGTTTTGTGCAATGCCCTTGGTGATCACACTGGTAGCATAATCTACCACTGGCTTTACCACAGGGTGGATATAGTCCAAGCCATTTACAGGATCAGTTGAGTTGGTAACGGCCAAATTCAAGTAATGGTAGTCTGAAATTCTATTGATATTGTTCTTTGTGGCCAACAAGCGTAAGTTGGCAGCACATTTTTGGTCAAGCAAACTCTTCATCTTGACAAAGCGGGCCATGATCCCACTGTGTCCATTTAAATTAGAGATTACGACATTTCTTAAGTCGAGCATGTTTGGGTTCCCGTAGTCATATAGTTATTTAGCACTTACATTACACCGCCCTCTGGCGACCAACTGCGTTTCCAAACAGGACGATCTGTCTGATTCTTTTTAGCGGCTTGTAGTGCACGCATATTGTGTTTGGCAGCCGCAAATCGTGCTTGTGGACTACGATCATCCCAAGGTTCAGCAATGCCTTGCAAACAAGCAATTAGGGCATAGCGGGCACTATCTATGCAGTCATCAGGATCGCTAAAGCGTCCGTGTTGATCCACATAGTAGTTTTGTGCTTCACGCAGGAATTCCACACAGTTTTCATTAACATGTAGTGTGCCTAATTCCAGCATTTGTCGCATAACATTGATACCAAAACTCTTGTGATTTGTACGCTTACCTAGATCATCGGGAGGGTTCATTATGGCTTCTGGATGCACATTCAATTCATACTGTTCAAACAGTTGTCTAATGCTTTGGCTGTTCATTGTGTAGCGTCCTTGTGTGTTGGCATCCGCTGGCAACACAATGGGTGTTCCAAATACTTCGGGACGCATGAGATGATTTATATAATTCATGGGATTGGCTTCTTCTGTGCCTTTCACAACTATCTGTGTGTGCAGCCAGGCTTCTTGTATTTCTGGATGCCAATACATTAATGATACCACTGTCTTGTCATTGACCAGTCCCAGGTCAAGTGCAATGACACGGTGTAGACCATGAGTGTTGCGGAAATCATAATCGCCAGTTCGGTAAGTTGGCCACGATCTGATTTGGAACACAGCACCCTTGCCCATAACAGGAACACCATTACGGCGAGCATCTCGTTCATGTGGAAGATAATCGCGTTCAAGTTGTAACCTTGTTTCCCGTAACAAGAAAGGCTCGCCCCACGGATCGTACTCGGGAACATCGTCCCAGGATACACGAATGTGTTCGTAGCCTTCTTCCAGGTGCCAGAATTTTGACACCAGTCCGTTCAATCCTTTCAATGGGGTAAATGAACATAGCACTTGTCCTTGTGTGGTTGCAGTTCTAGTGACAATTTCACTGAAGAAATCATCTGGGGGTTGTTCGTCAAACACTGCAAGATTAAGTTTGAAACCCTGCATCTGTCGAACCTCTTGTGTGTAGTTGGCAAACACTAGATAACTGTTTTGTCCGCTTACATGACGGACTTCACAACCCAAACAATTAGCACCGTCGTTGCGCATAGTTCCAAACACAATGCAATCCCTAGGGATAGCACCAGTGCCAATTGACTCAGTGATCTTAACATCTTGTGTTCCTAACAATTCATTTTGTAGCACCATTGCTACCTGTTGCCAACCTTCTCCAGCCACCATGACAGTGATGGGCTTGTTGAAACGCTTGGCTTCTGGGGGCCACCACGCAGGATATAACCCTGTTAGGTGATAAGCAGTTTCATAACAAGTACTCACTGTCTTGCCAATCCTGTTGGCTGCTAGTATGCCTCTACGATCGGCCGATCCAGTTCGAAAAAACTTTAGTTGATGTTCAAATGGTCTAAAGTATTTTAGTTGATTGTATCGCATGTCATCACTGAAAGCGATCACAAGTTCTTCAAACTGGTTACGCACCGAGTAGGGCATATGGTGCAGGTTGTCGGGCTTTAGGTGTTGTTCATCACACGCTTGCCTGACAGCATGTCGCATCAGCACTGCTGGATCTATCACGAGAAGTTCCGACGGATTTCGTTTAGGCTGTGTGCGGCCCGCGCAAGGTTACGGATCTCTTCTGTATCAATGGGCCAGGTATCGGGATTGCTCAGCACAATGTCAGCAGGCTTTTCCAAGCCCACCTGCAAGCGTTCCATGATCAGACGCAAGCAATGATCCACTTGCCCAGGATACTTCTCAGGAAATAGATCTCTGTGTATGCGATTGACCTTTTGCAGGATCCTGGTGTCTTGCTCTTGTTTAAGGCTTAAGGTTTGCCTGTCAGTCATTATGCCGCCCAAGGATCATCTGATGTGGCAGAGTCGCCATTAAACACAAAATCACGATCAATCCAAGTGGTCCAATAATCACTCTTGTTGATCTTTTGCTTTTGCATTGATGCACGCAAGCGTGTGCCTATGGGAGTAAAGCGTCCAGACTCATCGCGTAGGACCTGTTCGCCAGTGCGTGGATCAACCCAGGTGTATTTCTCGGGCACTTCTTTACCGAACTTGTTGACTCTGGTACCAACTGGTCTTGCGGCCACTGGTCCAATAATTTCATATGTAATAACATCATTGGCATATTTCTTAAACACCACATCACACTTTTGTCCTGACGCTTTCCAGTCAGGATCTGGATGTGGGAAGTTGGGAGTTTGGAATAGTGTAACTAGTGGCACGCCTACCACTGCGCTGGGTATGGGAAAGTCTTTTCTTAATTCATCAATGGGAATTAGATCATTCTTGTCCAGGTAGGGATTTTCTTTGCCCAACAAATAGTCTTCGGGCTTTTGTCCATTCAGCACATCCATTGCTGTTTGGTATTTGAACTTGTTGCTACGACCTTTAAGGTTCAACACAATGCCGGTTTGATCAAACACAAACTTTTCCAATTCTTTGGCAGTAGGAAAGTCAGTCATCAAACCTTCTAGGTCGTAAAGCGGTTCTGATGCTACAGTCGCCGCAACAGTTGTAGTATCAACTGTCTTCGTTGCTTTACTAGCCGTTGGGGGAGTGTTGGGTGTAGTCGCGGTAGAGTCATTGGTGTCCCAGGGACTAGGTGTTGTGGGTTTCTTCATCTTCAATTCCTTTAAAATAAAATCTGGGAGTCAGACTGGACTCCCAACAGCGATCCTATCAGATCAATCTTTATAACGGTTCCGGCGTGCGGCAAAGCGTCGAACTTGACTGTCAGAGTCAATACCACCAGATCCAGGGACTTCATGTTCGCCTGGATTGGCTTCTAATTCCGCTGCACGGCCACTGAATGCAGCCAATACTGCATCAGCAACGGGTTGGCGTTCAGCCTTGGCATCCAAGAAGTTGCCACGCTTGGCAGTGTGTGCACCTTCAGTTCCTACTCTGGGACCCATGGGCACATTGACATTGGTCACTGCATGTGGGTTGCCTGAGTGGCGACCAAGGTAGTGTTCATCTGTGACATCACGATCCTTAGCGGCTCGTTTTAATACTCGTTCTTTCATTTCTTAAATCCTTTTAGGGTTTCGGCAAGACGGGCACGCTGGCCTTCAACACCGGGTTTCTTGGCAGCGGCAGCCAACTTCTTGGCAGGAATCTTTTCACCCTTCTTGACGCCTAATTCTTTCTTCAATGCTCCTGGCTTTTTGATGGCACCAGCAATCCAATTTGTTTTCTTTTCAGCCACGATCAATTCCTTATGCTACAGGTGTAAACACCACAGTGGGTGTGCCAGCAGCCGAAACAACCGCTACGGTGATGTTGCTGTCAAAACTGTTAACTGGATTCATTGTGATCACAGTGGGATAGAATGGGATCACAGGAAAACCAACATTGCTGGCAGTTACTGAACCTGATGCGGCCCAGTTTACATATACAGGATTGGTTGCATCCAGGTTAGTGACCAACACATTGTTTACACTGTTGCTGGTAGAACTGAGATCCAGATAAAACTGACTGCTGGTTGTTGATGCAGTCACTGTCTTACTGGCATTTTGTGGTAATGGAATATATGCATTACTGCTCATGATTATTTCATTCCTACATTGATTGCATCAGGATTGGGCCAACGCTTGACGCCTGTTGACTTGCCAACTGGACGACCTTGTGCGGCATCCGCAATGGTCATGCGTTGTGGATCTCTTGTGGCTGAAGGTCCAACTGACTCCCGACGGTCTAGGCTGCTGTCTGATCCGTTGCCACGACGATTCACAGTGTCTAAACCGTGATTGATTGCGTCGGGGTTCTTAACCAAGTGAGCCATAGGGTTGACACAAATACCATCACGACCGCTATCGCGATTAACTCCATCACCCATCTGTCCATTAAATGCAAAGTCTGCTCCGTCACCGCGTTGGTTCTCAGCAGTGCGTGGCATGTACCGGCCCTCATTCTTTTTCATATCGTTTGTGGCCTTGCGACCTAATGTAGTGTTTTTCATTTATTTTCCTTTGGCCATCTTAACGGCATGATGGTGTTCTTCGTGCTTGCGTCCATCTGAGTGCTTGTGATTAGCAGGATGGCTCATGCGTGTTTTCATTGCAGGATGATCTGTGTGGTGTGTTTGGTTCTCTACACCGTAGAAGTCTGACACATGGCTTTCACCCGAAGCCTTCTTGCTGCTCATTGCACTGCCAATATTAGCAACATCTGCTGCGGTTTCATGTGCTTCTGGCATCGCAGTCTCATTGCGAGTCTTTGCAGGCATCTTCTGTGCTTCACGGGCTTGTTCACTGCCCAACTTCATCACTGCCTTGGTTGGGTTCATGTTGTGAACGCCTTTTAAATGTTTAGCATTGGCCATTATAGTTTGTGTCCTTTTTCGCTCATGTCTTCTTCGTTGTTGAGTTGGTGTTCAGCCCTAGTCATCTTTGTGCTACTTGGTCTTGTATAGGTTGGCTCAACTGTGCTCTCGTGGTAAGCAGCACTTCTCTTTGCTGAGTGGCCAGAATGTGATTCAATACCACCCTGTGTTGAAGTGTTGCTGGGGTGTCGGGCGGCACGGGCTTCGCTATAGGCGATGGCAACGGCCTGTTTCTGTGGTTTTCCAGCGTGCATCTCTCTACGGATGTTTTCGCTGAATGCCTGGGGTTTTGCTGATTTGATTAGGGGCATAATAAGTTTATTTATCTCAATTGGCCAAGCCTGGGAAACGGCGCCCTTGCGTACGAGCCGCTTCACTTACCGAACTATCAGGATTCAGTTGATCTGTGATCCTTGCGGCACTTTGGCGACCACCTAGGATCCGGGCGTGATAATGTTCACTACGCTGGGCACTGTGGCTACTATGATGTGGTGCTTCAAATGTTCGTTTAGGACCACGCACAGGTTGGTTTAAGGCACCTTCAGCGGTTAGTGTTTTGGTTTCACTCAACTGTTTTATCATTGTTTAATCCTGTAAGTTCTCTTATGGCATCAGCAAAGGCCGCACGCTTGTTCTCTATGGCTTCAGCAGAGTCAGATATTTCTACTTCTGACTTGTCAGCCACAATCTTGTTTAAGAATGCACGATCATAGTTTTCTACCTTGGTCCAATCTTCTCTTGAGATTGCTCCAGCATAGTTGTAGGCCAGTTGTTCAGCGTAGGGTCGGCCAGTGACTGTTTCTATTTCACTCAATAGATCTTCCAAGCGTATCTTATTGCCTGAACCTCGTGGTCTACCAGCACCGGGCCGTGCTCCACCGTGATTATTTGTTTTCATATAAGATATTTAGCATTGAAAACTTGATCAAAATTCAAGTTTGCGGCACGAACGGACACAAAAAAGCCCAACATCTCTGCTGGGCTCAAAAACCTATCGACATTCGGGGAGGCGCTAGGTTTTAATCGGTGTTGGCATTGATTCGAATTTGTTGTTTAGGCAGTTCAATATCTAACATTTTCTGTTCAGCACTTCTTTGAATAGGATCTAATACAATATGTTCATTTTTTATAAAATCACAGATATAACCCATATGAAGATTAATGTCATTACAGACACCAAACAGTTCTACGAAGCCGATAGTGTCGTGTTCGATCACTTGGTCTAACAAATTATCTAGATGTCGTTGGATTTCATTCAAACGATTTCGACAATCTATTATAGATTCTAATTTTGTTTTCATTTCTGTTCCTTTGTTATCTCAGGTTTTAATTCCGCAAACATTTGCATGATGGCCAAGTCTAATTCGGGCGTGTTGCTCCTGGCTTGACAATACTGTATAAATTTAGGTTTTTCTTAAATGCATTTGTAATCCAAAATTCTTACAAGTAATACCAATATCTCTTGCTTGTTTTCTAAGCATTTTGGTTTCTAATTCGTGTTGTTCCATCAGTTTATATTGATCATCACCTTTAACCGCTTGCAAGGCTTTGATTTGTTTACGATCATAATTGATCATATCAATAGTGCCATTTTTATCCAAAGATGAAATGTTCAAAATATCTAACAAATCAGTATAACCTTTTGTAAATGCCATAAGTTTTACCGTTGCAAATGTTTGATCAAATTGGTTGGATTGAAAACCTTTAAAATTTACTATTTGAGTTGCCATTGTGTTTACCTCCTAATGTTCTACAATGTATATGTATTATAACGCAAATATCATTCTAGGTCTGTGACTTTTACGCAACATTTGCCCATAAAAAAGCCCCATTTCTGGGGCACGGGTGTCATCAACCGTCGGTTTTCATTCTGCGGCCTCTTGTTCTACATATTGTCTTAGTCCTGGTACTGAATCAATATAGGCTTCAAATGCCTCAGGATCTGTCAATTTGATACCAATGCGTTGTTTGCCTTCTACAATCAATTCACATCCAGGTGGTATTTCTGGTAATCCGCGTAGATCTTCTATCCAACTGACATCTTGTTCTGAGACTTTGATCACAGACAAATATCGCATACATTGCATTTGATCAAGATCAAATTTGCTGGCTGGATTGTGGTGTATTAAGGCGGTGTCAAGCCTTGTGCGTGGTATTTTGAATACTGCATATTGTGTTAGGCCACGAAGCCTCATCCAAGTGCCAGCATTGGCCTGTGTGTTGGCAAAAAATATGCCTGCAGTTGTACCTGGTGCGTGTTCTTGTGGCACAAGATAACCTTGTTGTAGGATCCGTAGTGCTGTCGCACGATCTGTGGCGTGATACCAGTTTCGTAGTTTTGGAACTTTCATTCTGCGGCCTCCTGGCTTTGAATCAATTGTAAAAACTCTTGGCGTTCTGTTTCAGTCCAACATCTTGTGAAATTGTCCTGTGTCAGCAGTTGCATAAGTTCTTGAATGCGTGCAAGTCTGTCCATTTTACTTCTCCTGTTTTGTGTTGCTATGTTGCTATTATACTGCAAATGTCTTTTCAGGTCTGTGGCGTTTATGCCACATCAGCATTTGCATGGTAATCTGCCACCAAATCTTTTTTTAACTGTTCTGCAGTATCTTGGCTCTGAGCCAAAATAATATTAACACTGCCATCGTGGTATCTGGCCACTGCAATTTTACGAAAGTTTTCGTTTATTATCATTGAACATCTTGCAATTCCGCCCTTGATCATGTTAAGATTACCTAAAGTTCCAATCAACAATGCAAATGCATCGCGTGAATAGCAGGTGGTATCAATGATCTTGTAGGCCATAAATCCAGCAATATGGCCTTCATATAAATACAAGTCCAAAATCGTTACAAGATCTTGGGTAATCTGAGCACGCTCACCAGATCTAAAAGCATAAGCAATACCCAGATCTTTGGCAGCGGCTACACCATTATTGAGTAATTTTTCTACCACACGCTTGTTGCTGGGCAGATCCGTTGCTTGGGCTTTGCGTATGGCTCGTTGTGTGGCAATGCGAGCACGATCTTGTGCTTTTTGCTCAGCAGTTTTGGCACGAGCGGCTGCCTGTGCTTCACGCTCTGCGGCTCTGCGTTGTGCTTTGAGACGAGCGGAATAGGCCGTTAAAGTGTTGGCATATGTTGACATTGCGATCTCCTGTAGGTGTTGAACATGTATGTATTATAACGCACTAGTCTTTTCAGGTCTGTCGTCGTAATACAACACTATTACTCTGCTGATTCCATAAACTTGGCCATCTCTGCCGCTGATTTTGCAGGATTCTCCGTGTCAAAATCGTGTCTTGCTACCACATTTGCGGGTATAAATTGTAGTAGATGTTCTACTGCACCAGTGTTCAAAATAGATCCTTTGGTTATGACAATATTACCGCGAGTGCCCATGAATGCAAAAAATGGAGCGATCTCTCGTGAGCCTGGCACTGCCATATAGCCACATTGCAAAATACGCTGTTCTGGTGAGCGTGCAAACACCTGCTTGAATTCTTGTATAGACAAGATAAACTGCGGATCTTGAATTACATAATGAAAGTTTGCCAATTGATGACCTTGTCCAGGTTCAAATGCAAAATCGCATCCTGCGGCTTCTGTGGTTCGTCCACGGGCAAAATTAGCAGTTATAGTGGGCAAATTTGCTATCATATTAGTCAGCAATTGATCTAATATAGCATTACGATTGTGATCTGCCCAAGTACCATCACCTAACTTGAACATCAAATCAATCAAACCAAAAGTGTCTTTGTCACGATTGCCACGAGCCTTTAATTGCGTGATCTCTGCTTTACGAAGTTTTGCTTGACCCATTTTGCTATCTCCTGTAGATGTTAAAAAAAGTATGAACTGTTTTTACTGTCCATATGTGTATTATAGCAGGAGTGTCTTTTCAGGTCTGTTGCGTTTCCGCAACATGTTGTTATTCAGCAACAGTTTTCTTTGTCAAATTAAATCTAGGTTTGGTCACTGGTAACCTAGGTAATCCATTTTCACCGCCATAGCATTTGTGTCGGGCCGCTTCTGTAATGTTCAATCGACGACCACATCCGGGGCAGGGGGCAAAACTCACAGGTTCTCTTTTGTGTAATGGAACCCAGTAATATCTGCGTATCGCTTCCCAACGCCCATCTCTGCGATAGTATTCGGTTATTAAGTCATATGGTTTCGTGATGTTCATAACCATATTTACTTGGGACGGGCCGGGCTGATTTGGTCTTGTGGTAGAAACTGCCAAAATACCTCCACGACATCCTCAGTCAGGCAGTTAATCCCCGGCCCCAGTATTTACATAACGCAATAGGTCAGGTCCTCAGGTGATGGAAAGTCTAATGTGATCATGTCTGTGTCCTCATCAAAGTCTATGAGGAAATCAATGTCATCATCCAGAATGCCATTTGCACATTCGTGCCAAAGTTCCATTGACAATTGGTACTGCATTTTAACTCCAAAGTTCATTGAAAGTTGTGGTCTGATGTACATAATCTGGATCAAATATCACTTGTTCCGCTGGAAAGTCTCGGAACAATCTATTCCAGCGATCTATCTTGCTGTCTAAGAAGTCTTCACCACGAACATGTTGATCTATTAGATCTTGAAATATGTCCATTGGGGTATAGTTGGGCTGTTTATTTTTACGAGGAAAGCCCTTGAGTGGATAGTAAAGTACTTCTGCTTGGCCTGAGATGTCTGCGTGTTCAGCCACTTGTTGAATCACTTGAACAATATGTTGCCATGTGCGTTCATATTCTCGGGGGTGTTGTTGGTTATATACACTACTGAGTCCATCAGACCTCTTAGGCATTACTTTCTTTTGTTTAATGTTAAATCGAGCCATTTGTTTCTCCTATATACCTATTATAGTTATTTATTAAATATGTGTCAAATGGGCAAGTCCGATCTGGCTTCACAACTCATTTGATCCCAGTAATCAATTAAGGTATTGACGAAATACCACTTTTGTTTTGGTGTAAGTGGTATGTCTCTTTGATCAACTGCCAACATATCTGTTAAGACAAATACAACTCCACCTGGTATCTGATGTCTTCTATCAAGTCCTTTGAGAAATCCAACTCCTACTTCAATCCATTTGTCAAATGGGTATGCGTTGAGTATTTGTTTTCTCAAGTGGTCATTTAAGTTATTTCTTTCTAAGTGAGCAGTTTCAATCAATTCGTATATGTTCATTTCATTTCCTTTATTGATATAATAGGTCTTGTTAAGACCTGCTATCTTAATAAACATCAGCATCGCCCGGCTCGCTTCTGTTTATTAAGTAGCCCTCCTAATAACGATAATCAGGAATATGTTTTATGCCAAGAGACAACGCGTCAGCGTTGTTTGGCATATAACAAGTCTGGCACGCTTGCGGGCTGGACTTATCATTTGTTTTTAAATTGTTCATTTCCATCCAAATTCTCCACAGGTGAACTCTACCCTTTTGGTAAAAATCTTGCCTAATCTCGTTTATCACCGCAATGTTAACTCAACAATGGCTTGTTGGCGTTAAGGGCGTGTTGACCCTTCTTGGCCCAGTTCATCACTGGGATTGTTTATCTCCTGCCGGGCGGCATAATGAGCAATTCTGGGTAGCGAGGTTCGTGGTGACTTCTATGCCAGCGTTGGATTCATTACATTCGGAGGGACCAGAGTGTGTCCCGATTTGTCTAAGTTCTAAGTGTGCCATAATGTATTCTTGATCTTGCTTATTGGTGATTCGATTTGATTTAATTAATGATTGCAAATATGCAGTGGGTATATGGCTTATGTGGTTACCATTGTATTTGGATATGCCATTCAAAGCCAATCTACCTTTTACAAGTTGTGTGGGTGTTCTAGGTAAATTAAAAGATTTAGGTTGATAGTTGGTATAAAAATTGCGTTCTTGTGTGCTGGCTTGTGCCCAATTTGGTGTTTTGGATTTTTTAGGTTTTGGTGTGTGTAGTTTTTTGTATAATTCTGGATTTGATTCTCTTTGATCTAAATCTTGTGCGACTCGTTGCAGTCTGTCCCATAGACTTTGTGGAACAGTTTTGTTTTTCTTTTTACAAGCCCTTTTATAAATGTCAATGCAGATACTGCGTTCGCGATTGTTCATACGCGATTCTATGGCTTTTATAAAATTATAGATTTGATCTTGTTCGGTCATATTGTCGATTATAGTTTAGGAATTCCGATTCGCACACAAACTCGGAATAACATTTGTCCTGGCCTACAATCGCTCTACATTGCGTAGAAGAATTTATCACCTGTGCTATTTACTTATCTATTATATGAAAAAACCCCTAAAGATCCTAATCTTTTGGTGAAAAAAGAAACCCCCAACCATTTCTGGAAGGGGGCTCTCATATACAGGATAAAATTGGAAAAATCGTGTCAGACAATACACAGGAAAAAGTAAAATGGCAATTAAACTTAAAAAGGAACTGCCCAACACAAAATTATTTATCTTTGCTTGAAGTAGAAATAGAAGAACCCTTTCGAAGTTGTTGTTGTTCTTCTATGGCACGACGATATGCCAAGGCTTCATTGGCTAATCCAATGTATTCAGGTGTCAATTGACCTTCCACAATGAAGCCTCTCAAAATCATTGCTACCATACTATGTATGCTTTTTTCATCTTCACCTGCTGATTCCAAACTCAACACTGCATCTTCCAATTGATGTATCAAACTGATGTGATGTTTTTCTTTGCGAATTTGTTGATTTTGTTGTTCTCTTATTTGATTTAATAATTTTGCTTGTTGGCTCATATTACATCCTTGTATCGTAATAAAAAATGTGTGCGTTCGGCGGTATCGCCATAGGCGTGTTGTGCAAAATCTTCTATCGACATGGCCGTGCCATTCCACATCCACATGTGTCGCTGTTGTGCAGCTTGATACTGGCGGTAATTGGCCACACCTTGCCACAACTGTTGATTGTATTGGGTGATTTGATCAGGAGTCATGCCCTGTGCAGGATTTCGGCCTTGTGTGGCTGCATATTGTTCGGCAGCCGCTTGTGCGAAACTGCGAGGATCGTTTGCCATTATACCACCGCTAGTATGCTGTCCTGATTCAGCATATAAAAAGTGTCATTTTCGTGTTTTATTTGAACCGTATTGTTCCAATTTACCACTACTTTGTCTCCTACACTCACCTCTTTTGTAACCTCTTCCCCAATGCTAATGATCTCTGCATAAGTAGTATCAAAATTTTGAGTTAATACAATACCACCAGTAGTAATTTTCTCTGGTGTCATTTGTTTTACGATTATTCCACATCTAATTGCTTTCATTTGGTTTCCTTTGTAATTTTTTTAAATGCATGTGATCCACGAACCTCATACCCTTTTCTTTTGTGCAATTCCATAAATGGTTGCCAATCAGATCTCACAGTGGTTGATACCAACAGGGGTATCTCTAATGTTCTACA